ACTGCACTGTAAGAACCATAACCATAATCACATGCTCTAAACTTAGGCCAATTTTTTGGTATATCAAATGGTTCAACAACATGAACCGTTCTATCAAACTCAGGAAATGCAGCACCTTCTGCTACATCCCAATCTCCTTCCAATAATCTTTTACGTTGATTTTCTGGTAAGGATAACAACATTGCTTCATAATCCCCACTTGTTGATAAATAAGGATTATCAAACAATCTAGCAGGAATAAACTTTCTAGTAAACAAAGGCTCTCCCTCTTTGCTATGCCCTTTCGGAAATACCAAAACTTTCCCATTTTCATCAGTAGCTGAAAAAGGAGAGCCGGGAGAAGAAGGGTCTATAAAATATTTTTTAACCCATATATGACCTGCTCCTCCGGGATTAGTTGTAGCTCTCATATACACTGGAAGATCGGGTGCAGTAGACCTCAATCTTGATCTTAAATAATCCCACGCAAATGGTGTGGGCCATTGCGTAAGCTCATCAAAACCTATCCAGCAAAAAGATAACCCTTGATAACGGAGTACATCATCATCTCTATCTAGATATGACAGCCACAATCTGCCGCCTGAAGGGGAAGTCCACTGCATTTTTCTCTCTGACCATTTAATGCCAGAAATAATTTGTGGATAAAGCTCTTGTGATTTCCAAACCAACTCTCTTAATTCTTCTGTAGTTCTACGTAAAAGTAGACCAGAAAATTGAGGATGGCTTAAATATCTAAGAGGGTCAGCTAACATTGCGTAGCTCTTTCCTCCACCTGCAGCACCTCCATAAAGAACTTCTCGTTCAGATGCTGCTAGAAAATCCGTTTGTGGTCCTTCATTTGGCTCAAATAAGACTTTATACTTTTCTTTAAGTTGTAATTGTTCAGGTTTTTTACTTGATGGTTGTACAGGTTTTTCAACTTCTTGTTGCTTCTTTTCTTTTTTCTTTCGCTCCTGTACGCTTTTCCTCAAGTTCTTCAAATTTTTTGATGGCGGTTTCGTATTTTTTAGCCCATGCTTTATATGTAGCTGCTTTACTTTTCCGTTGCTTTTCTTTTTGGATTCTTTTTCTAAGTCCAATATGGGAGATTTGTCTTCCTGTTCTGTCACTTAACCACCTTGCTACATCTCTATATGAATATTCCGTTAAATAGCTTTTAGCTACTTCAAGAGCTTCTAATTCATTTACAATAGGTACAAGAATGTGTTCATCTTCTTCATGCACCTCATACCCAAACGGAATAGTTCTACTTATACGAGGTATTTCTAACCATTTACTATCTTCTTGAAGCCCAACAGGGTCAGGCATTTTAAAGTATCCTGCATCCATTATTGTTTTTTTCTATTTTTTCTACCTGAAACTATTCTTAAATTACTTTTTTTATTATTTTTAGGATTACCGTCTTTATGATCTATGTGTTTACCGTCACCTTTACGAACTTTTCCTTTACGTTGTGCTTCACGCCTATTCTTATTTCTTTTCGCACGTTCATCTTTCATACGTTTACTTTTATGATATTTTGCGTAATCACCTTTTTTATATGCCACAATAATTACCTTTACTAAATATTATGTTCTTTTGGTGGAAGAAGCATAATGCCTTGTGGTGCAGATACTTCTACCTTATCTGTTTTTTGAATACCAATACGATCTAACATTTCTTTAGCTGCATTGAGTCTATGTTGATTACCTAATTCAGCAGGATTCTGTAATACATTTACTAATGCATTAGCTGCTCTTGGAGCGTTTACAGCAAGATACTCTTTTGTCAACTCAAGTATTTCATCTTTCATTGATCTTACAATTTCTGTAGTACTTGAGTTTTCACTGTATCCAGCTAATGTTTTAGCTCTAGCATAATCTCCACCAGCTTCATCAAATAAAACTTTTAGAAAAGTGCTTTGTCTTGTAGTTAATTCTCTCATTTTTTAAAACTTCTATCTCCAAACCACCATGCTACAGCAGTTGTAGTCAAAAACATAATCTGGTTTGATAAATCATACACAAGTGCTGCATCATCATTAGCTTGCCAAAAGATGTATACGACAAAAGCTAACAATACAAAAGTAAGCACTGGACGCACAAAACGCAACATAGAAGCTACCGCAACGGACGCTTTTCCATATGAAGCATCATGTGCATAAGAAGCTGTTTTCATATCTGCATTTGTTTTCATACGTGCAATAGCTTCTTCGCTTTCAAGCTCCTCTCTTCTAGAGGTAATTTGTAACTGCTGTAATTTATATTCTTGATCAAACTCCAAAGACATTTGTTTTAGTTTTTGTCTTGTTTCAAAATACCTGCCTACAGTACCTATCAAGCTACCTACAATGCCTGTAGCACCACCAGTTAATACTGAAGCTATCATATCAAACATATAATTCTCCTTACCATGTTGCAGAATATTTACGATTATCTACATGTACAAAACTATTATAGTTTATTCCTAATCCCTTAAATCCAGCAAATTTAGCTGCTTTAATTACTTCTTCTTTGTTCAGCCCTTTTAATGAAATATCAAATGTAGAAGGATTTTGTTGTGTAGATCTGTGTTGACTTTTTGGTGAACCTCCTACTCGCACATTATGTAATGGGCATCGTGCCGCACTATTTATGATTATAGGCTTTTGTAGAATGTCCCTTAACTTTTGTAATTTACTTATGGCTTCATCTTCAATGTAACGTGTTTTACAACCACACTTACATTCTAACTCAGACCATTTAAAAGATACACTTGCTTGCATATATTTATCCAAATACAGCAGATTTAATTACCATAGCTAGTTGAGCAAGAATAAGTAAGCTCACTGCCCATAAAATTTTATTTATACCGTCTACAGATTTTTGAATGTGGTGAAGATCATTTGTTTTTATCACTTCTATCTTTTGTGCTAAAAGTTTTAACTCCCCTTTAATTTCAACGATGTCAATTTCATTTTTTCTTTCAACATCGTTCATTATACTATTTCCTTACTATTTAGCATCGTTAAGAGGCTTTGTAACTAATTCTTTTAATTTCTTTACTTCTAACATATCGTTTGGCTCCACTCCTGTATTTTCTCTAGTTCCAAATAGCATGGTTACATTAATTCGTTTATTCTCAAAGCCGGGATGAAAGTGTACATCTGCAGTCTTATGAAATAAATTAGAATCAAATAACACACACCTATTATATTTATAAGGTACATAAATAGCTGTAGCTTTATTATCTTTTAGATATTTAATTACTTCGGTTTTATCGTCACCATTATATCTTGTAAAGTCCCAATCAGCAGGAGCACCTTTATCCCAAATCCACATACCTCCTGATTTACCTATGTCTTTTTCTTTGTCATAGTCTACATTACACTTTGTAGGAGTAATCCACAAGTTCATATTTATTGCTGCAAAGTCTGCGTGAATATCAATGCCGGGACATTTAGATTCATACTTAAATGCCCACATTTGTCCTAAATGTCTTTTATTGGGCGTATTAAAAATATTAGGAAGTTTTTCCATTAACTCTGTAGATAATGTCGTTAAGACCTTTGGTTGAAAACCATTTTCTCTAAACGCTCCTAAATACCCTCTACCATAAATAGTATTCCAAAAAGGAAACTCAAAACAGTAGCTACGCAATTTCTGTAAAGCTTCTGGATTTAAAAAATCATCCAGTATAACCAAATTAGGATTTGTATTATAGTAACTTTTTTCTATATGCTCAAATGGTAAATTAAAATTTAAGGCTTCTTCCTTGTGCTCATGGTAAGGAAGAGATAGCTTGCCATTATTTAAAAGCCATATTAACTGTCCGACATCATGTGCTTCTTTTAAATAAGGACGATGTTCGTCAAAAGGTTGCTCGTTAGAGTTATCTAATGGATTGTAGACTACCTTCTTTTGTTGTTCTTTAACTTTCTTTGCTTTTTTCTTTTTGCTTTGAGACATTAACTATCCCTTTTTGCCAGTTCTCCGAGCAGAGGGTCTTTTTCTTTTTAATTGTTCTTTTGCTGTTTTAGCTAATTTAGCTTGTATTGGTTTACCACCAAACTTTGCACGTTGTTCTAATACAGTTAGTATTTGTATTTTTCTAGCATATGGTTTACTAATATTCTTTACTTTTTTTATTGTTTTCCTAGCATCTTCTACAGTAGCATACTTAATACTTACTGTATCTTTTGGATTCTCATCGGTATATAATCTACGACCAGAACCTTTAGGCTTTTTTCCTGTTCCTACTTTTGGGTCTTTTCTTTTTTTCATTTTGTTTTATATACTTCTTTACAACCTTTGATTGTCTTTTATGTAGTCTAGAAGCCTTTTCTAATTGCTTAGACACTTTTTTTAAAGTTTTTACCATTATTTCTTACTCTTCTTTTTCTTTTTAACTGTTCTTACCATTGTAGGTTTTCCACCTACTCCTTGTGGTTTTGCTCTTTTTCTTTTAACAGCACTTGTTATCTGTGATTTTGTCATGCTTTTAGCTTTTGACCTTGGCACACATTTAGGATATTTTCTTTTACTGCCCTTTGCAGATTTTCTACCACAAGACTGAAACTTACCTTTTTTCTTGGGTGCTCCTATATCTACCCAATCACCTTTCGGTCCTTTACCAAACCATGCTGTAAGTCCACCTGTAGGTTTAGCCATTATTAGCTCCTATACCCACCACCACGTTTTTTATAAGTACGTACTAACCAAGCATTAGCATAAGCAGAAGGATATACATCAAACTTTCTTTTTGCTTCTGCTTTTACTCTTGCATATAAAGAAGGGTTAGTAGGTTTAGCACCACTTGATTTCTTTTTAGATTTAGGCTTTTTTGTTTTAGCCATTATTTTTTATTCTTTTTGGCTACCATACCACCGTATGCCATTTTCTTTTTCTTTGGTTTTGGTTTTGGTTTTGGTTTTTTAGCAGATCCAACAGCAATTACAACTGAAGTTCCACCCTTTTTCATCTTACTAGCTTTTTCGTCACTTACAAATCTACCACCATATTGTTTAGCAG